GAAGATTAGAAGTTTTAGTGATATTATCAAAATTGACGAAGTAAGTTAAGTACTTACCAAATTCTGCACATAAGAACGAGTTGTGAAACTATCATCATCCGGTGAGGTTATGTAATCTAAGTTGCCCATGAAAATGCAGATCCCCGAGGGATCAGCTAAGTAATGGATGTAAAATCTTATTATTGCATCTGCTCCTGATGGTGACTGTGTACTACACAGTTTCCTTCAATTCGCTGATTATGACGGTGTGACCTCAGTTGATGAGGTTACCGCCGCATTTAGAGTTTTGTCAGGCCGAAATGAGAAACCTATTCCTACTTTGGACTAGGTCTATCAAATTGGCTCAGCACTCAAAATCACCGTAGCTACTGTAAACGATTTCTACGTTGGTGTATCGCACATCAACCCAGAGAAAGCACATCTAAAGTAGTCCGCTAATGGCATCCCATTATTTCCAGTTGTATTGGTTAATGTGGAAGGAAATAGCGGACACGCAGGTGTCGCCGTATATGGAAAATAGAAATACGCGACAAGGTATACTATGGGATAGTTGCTTACCGTCATACAACGGCTCTCCGTTGTCCAAACTAAATCTGAATCTAAACCACTTAAAATTTCCACTGCTCAGCACATTAAGGAGAAGTAAAAGAAACCAAAGAAGGTGTCCTTCTAGAAAGTTTTTAAGAGAATCACGAAAGTGAATTTCTTAAGGAGAATTAGGAATATCGTTAGACGATACTAGCCAACCTCTCCAGCTTTTGAAGAACTACCCAATTTGCATGAAACAGACTACGCTACGTCTGTTCTTGCCGGGTTATATTTGCTCTCAGGGACTACGTTCCCTGTCGATGAACCTGCATCTAAGCTCTAGGCCAAAGTTTTACATTCCCTATACAAGAAGGGATCCAATATGTATTTACCCAAACCAGAGATAGCTGTAATCACTCGATACGAATGTGTTTATGTAGACGGAAATGCTGGCTCGAACTAAGTTTCCCTCGTAGGAGGTTTCTTGAAACTTATATCGAATAAAGTTGCAATCCAGGATTACACAACTTTGCTAGATCTCTATGTCACCCCACCAGAGAACATTTTTGACGCCCCTATGGATGTCAATCGTTCTCATTTCTCAGTCATCAGTACTGATACCAACGGTGGGACATGTAGAGACATCAAAGTCAACCCCCATGGAAAAATTTCGAAAGAGTTCGCCAAATATATTGCCCTCCACGGGATGGATCTAGACAAATAGACCATTCGCGATGCTTCTCACAAGCACGGAGGCCATCCATGTCTTCGAACATCAATCAACATCATATACGCAGAACAGTTAATGAGATTGAGAAAGAGGATAATGAAGAAACCATCTGAAAGGCATCTTGTGATATCTCTTGGGTGCAAATTTGTCTAAACGAGAAGTCTATTTGACCGATTGTTTGGAGTACAATTTGAGGACTTATATAGTCGGAAGAAGCATCTTCTATTAGGATTTCCTGCCAATGTGACAGAGTATGAAATAAGACTAGCGTTTTATGCAGCACTCAAGAACATTGAAATAATCTATGCACAAGGTTAATAACCTGCTCAGTTGCGTACGACCCAAATCCAAATAGAATTTGAAAGACTCTGTCGATAATTAGCCCCTGGTGTAATAATCCCTAGGATTGTTTATCCGGAAATCATTTTGTGTTCCGTTAGACCGTGTGTTACATAGTACGATTAGTTGTATTATAGTGAAGCCAACCTCAATGACACTTCACACACACAATTTGCTAACTTGAGCCATTCAATATACAAGACCACAGTATAAGATTTTGAGAACGACGTAGCCTAGTAATAGGTATTAGACGGATTGATTGCTGATCCTTCTAACGTTAGCTACTTGCTAAATGACGTCCATTATTATCTATACAACTGGAAACCTCGAAGAACAAAAGCAATGGTTTACACTTCAGGATAAAATTTCTCACCCGTACCAGGACTATACAGATTACCTTGTGGTGAGGGGACATTCAATGTGGAATACTTCGACAGTGCTAAAGAATCATTATCTAGAGTCAGTATGAAGACACGCGGTTCGGGAACCATATACACACACCCAAATGTGTATTACCCACAAGCGTAATTCTGCATTTCTTATGGCTGGATGGAACAATTTTCAGACATACGTCCTGCAGGGGAATATAGATTAGTCTACTATATGCTCCCCACAAGTTGTTCACTAAATTCTATTTAATCGACGTGGATCAGAGATCAATTTAAAGGCATGTACAATCAAAACATTCAAACAGCCTAGAAAGTCACCACACTTTATGCTTCAAACCCGATGGAGCAGGAAGAGATTAAAAGATTATTTACGGGCAGGAGGGTTTCGACCGCGTCCGCTTAAGCTATCTAGTTCACAATGCGTGCTATATCTGATAATAACGTTAAGTCTGCCATACAGCATGACGTTATAGGTCCAGGTTTCTTCAACGGAACCAAGATAGGTCGTAAGTTGGAAAATTTCTTAGCCAAAAGCGGAACGCATAGATCCACAACCATCTTAAATGATGTTGTAGCCTTCCAGGATGGACAGTTGGGCGACTCATGGTCGTAGAAAGCAAAAGAAGCTGATTGGTGGGGTGGTGTTACTGAAATGGCTCAGTAACACTGCTCTGGCGACACTTACGATGCGATCTATGTAAATGGGTAGCTAAATGGCGAGACCATCCCTGACATATGCAGAGTAAACAATTTGAATACTCGGTCAACGAACCTTTATGCATGTTTCAAAGAAAACCGCGAAGAACCTTCAAGGAAAAAAGAAAGATATTAAAAGTCTGTATTGTAAAATAAAGAGTAGTACTACTTTGCCAAACGACCGGATATGGGACCCTTACGGGATCCATCCCCTCATGTCATACTCGACCTGGACGAGCATGCTGTATAAATGTTTGCACTAGAGCAATGGATGCTAATCCATCCTGAGCCAGTGCGATACATACGTGGAGAATTTGTAAATATTAATAGCTCTACAACAGTGTGCAAATCCGGGTGGAATGTGGTTAATGGGGGAGTTGTGGCCGAAGAGTTCGAGTGGTGTTCTAAGACAGTTTAGAATGCCATTAGTGCTTTAAGCCGACAGCTTTCTGGTAGAGTTGAATATGATTAAGCTCATATGAACAATTTCGACCGTACTGCACACACCTACTTTTCTTTCTTCTCCATTAAATTAGAGTAACTTGATTAATCAATCTTCGACGAGATCGACCTGTTGAAATACCCCGAAAAGGAGGCATGGACAACCAAGAAAAAAGACACCTACAAATCTAATATTATTTAGTAACTATAGTCAAATGAAGTTTGTGACTACAAGGGAGCTAGTGTCTTAATGGTTAAATCAGGGGAGATCTATACAAGTGAGGAATTCAACTTAATTGATGGATTTCTTGAGGACTAGGAGAGCCGACCAAGAGCAATCATGGTGCCATCAGACTGTTAAGTTGGCATTATGGCTGCTGTATAATCAGCTTTCTGGGACCTCATAAAGTAATGCGAACCAGGCTTTGTCTAAGGACTAACGAAAGACCAACAACTTTCTCTCATAAGGAATAACGTTGGGGCCCACTGGAACGCGATCTCTATGGACGGATCTGCATTTGATTCCTCTCAGCTAGAAGTTCTACAAACCATTGTAGATAACAGATTTTGGAATAGCATGGAGAGTAAGATCAAACGGATCCTAGGAAACCGATGGTAAAGTGAACTCACGAGGAACCCTGACTTAGTTAGGTCGAACCTTATGAGCGCACTCTTGGACACCGTCAACATTGTCTTCACGTATATTCCACACGTGAATGGACCCAGATGGCCTGTAGACGTAACACACGCATTCAGGGAGTCAGTGGGCGGCTTGGAAAACCCACATGAGCACTACATCTATACTCGCATGTATGGAACTACATTCTCCGGATTGTCAACCAGGACTACTCTTGGTAACACTTTCCGTTCTCTTTTGTACACTTACTACTACATGTAGCAAGCTGGAATTAGAGAGCCCTGGAAACATGATAAGACTTTTGTCATGGCTTCAGGAGATGATGTGGTTCTATTTTGTGAGCCATAGTTGACTGAGGGCATCAAGCATTCTATCATGCAGCTAACTTCACGATCCAAAGTGAACCCGGTTGCAGTTGGATTAGGACAATGCATGAAAACGTTGGACGTCGGACCTTTTTACGACATCACTTTCTGCTCCAAATGGTTTACATCGTTAGATGGATCACTAGATGGACTCACGTACACACGTGATATGCAGAAATTTCTTTGTACTAAGTAATATTATTCAAAGAAGAACGCATTCATGTTGGCATCCCCAATAAACCATAGATTAGCCTTGAAGATGAATATCGAAGCTGAAAAAGTATCTCACTTAGTTGAAGACTTCTTATCTGTATAGCTTGTACATTTATCCGCGAAGGATGAAGTGAACGACAGGATCAAAAACTGTGACTTAGTTCGCTTCGCCATCAAGGAAAATGGTGCAGGTTATAAAATGGAGAGCTATGTTGAAAAGCGACTGGGCCTAACACCTGGTCGTCTTTTAACCTTATGGTAGACTAATACTCTATACATTAATGGCAATTCAGAAGAGACAGAAGATGTAGACTATAACCTACGGATCCGATATCACCCTAATGCTCCCACGTTTACCTAAAGAAAACCCCGAAACACGGATAGAAGGTCAAGGTAAACCAGAATCAAGCACACCTTCTTGCGACGCAGAGAAATCAGACTAACCCATCTAGACTTAGCTTAAGAGTATAGCTATTGCATTTCCCGCACAAACTCCGGCACTGACACACGATCTTGTAAGACCACCAACAAAACAGGCATTCCTAAGGGAGGATATAAGTCCAGAAATAGCCGCTCTTTAATTAGTGTGGTTAAATGTCGAAAGACATAAATCCCATCTTGTGATAAGGCATTTTTCAGCAAACGTTAGACCTTATAGTTGCTCTTATATAATTTTATTAAACCTTTTGGAAAACTGAATGAACCAAAATAAGAACAACAACAACAAGTAAAACAAGCAGAAGAAAACTGCACAAACAAATCCTGTGGCAACTCAACAGCTTGTACTTTACAATCCGAAGAAAGCGAATCCTCCGACTCAGAATCAGAAGAACCACCTGAAGTACGTTGAGAACCGACCACACAGAATGATTCAGCCAACACTTGAATAAACCATGACGGCCTGGGAAGCTTTTGCTCTTGCGAAACACTTCCCTGGAAAGATTGATGTACCTTATGTTGCTGGTATGAACATTTCTCCACACCCCACCAAGACATTTACAGTCACCCACAACGTTAGTAGAGTGTATAGCGTCGCCACAGGTAATTTTTAGGACCTTGGTGTAAACGACTATTACATTGTATTATGGTGTCCTGTAGCTACTCACATGTACAACGGTTTATGGGGAGATAAACTTTCTGGTCTTGTCCAATTTTAAACAAATTCGTTGAATTCCGTCATTAGTGGCGATCATTTCAATAACACTGTTTATTCTGAAGGCATGACTACAGTTTATGGAGACAATCTGACCTCCTTTGCAGATTCTGGCTTCGTTTTTGCCGGACAAACGGACACCTCAATAGAAGGTCCAGAGATTCAAAAATCTGGAACCATCTACAGAGGATGTGTAACCTTGGGAAACCTCGGCGCCCCTCTATCAGTCAATGACTTGATAGAAATTTCTCAAAAGAATCGACCTAATGACCGAAAATTACTGATGACTTCTTCCGTCGTCAATAATAATATCGGATTCACAAGTAAGAATGCTTCTTGGAATGGCGCGGAGTCACTACCTCCTGATGGATTCGACGCTGAAATCGTCGATTTTGCCATCGTACACAAGCCCTTTGTCGGAATAGAATCAGGGGTGAATGCTAAATACGGCCTGAATATGAATATCACAGGCAATATTTACTTTCGACCCAAGCTATCTTCTGCATTGTCGTATGGAATTTTCAACAAAGAGTCTGGTCAGTCCTATAAGCAAGGGATCCCAAGAGACCTTCCATACAACCCTTCCAAAGTCACAAAATGGACTGGAATTAAGAACGCGATAAAACAAGTCTTACCATCGCTCGGTGCTGCCGCTAATCTACTCATGCCTGGAGCAGGAAGTGTAGCTTAAGCAATATCGGGATTGATGCTAAAAGATCAGTCTGCCTATATTAGGCGTGATTTTCTTGTCAGACAGCTGAAATAATACCAAATCCAATTCCGTGACCTACCCACCTGCTGCTTGGCTTCCAAACACCTCAAAGCGTGTGTATTGGATTATGAAGAGTTTCTCTCTACCCACTAGGATGATTTGATCGATATCAAAGAACTTACTTTTTAGGCTATTCGTGAATCAAGACCTGATTCAAATAGACCGTTCTAAGAGAATTTTCAAGATTCGAACACGTCAAGAACCTTAAGATGAATCTAGCAATTGATTTGAACAATTTTACTCACCCTCGTTCAGATCTATAAACTTTGCCAGCACAAACTTTCGGTCCGTTCCTACAAGAACAGAACCTGCATAAAACCCCAAGGCTAATGCCAGAGGCTGCATCATCTTTCGGTCAGCTCTCTCCTCTCAACTTAGATGGACACACTACCAGCTCTCGTTATTCATTCATGGACTTCGACGATCACGTAGGCAATCCATATAAGTCACCCTCAGCTTAAACTAGCATTTACAACTTTTCTCTACAATGCAAATAAGACTGAAATCTGTGAAGACATCTCAATAATTGTCACCAAACCCTTCAAGGAGCTCAGCTCCATTCGTGGACTTCTGTCAGTCAACGAATTATGTTATTAACTCGCTGTTGAGTTAACACAACCTGTGGACAGACCTTAAACAGCAAACAAACCAACAAACTAGCCGAATTAACCGTCGACTAGAAACCACTGAACGTGGAACCCGAAGTTAAGTACTTCAACCCTGG